CAAGGGCGGTGACGTGAGCATGGCAGACATCCTGGCCATGAACACCGAGACATTGTCAGACGAGAAACCTGAAGAGGTCATCAACACCAACCCTGTTGGCACAGCGCAGCAGATGCTGGCTGACCTGCAAGGCGCGGGCAAGGCGTCCCCCACCCGCCAGGCTATCAAGCGTGTGAAGACGTCTGGTGGTGGCGGGGCAAGCGCCGACAAGGGTATGCAGATGTCCTACGAGGACTTGGCCAAGAGCGACCTGGGCGCAATGAAGGACTACACGCCCAAGGCCCGTGACACAGAGTCTGCCAGATCGCAAATGGAAGAGCTGGCACGCGTCTACCAGATGAAGATACGAGCGGCGCAGAACAAGGCCCGAGGCATCATGGCCGACACCATGGGCGCGCCAACCTTGGAGCAGCCAACGCTCACCAAAGGCACCTTGACCAAGAAGCGCTTCCAGAAGGGCGGTGAAGCAAAAAAAGCACGGGGCGGTGAGACTGAGCGGTTTGCATCCGAAGGTCTCCCCGCCCCTGGTTTGATGAACGCCACCATCTGGGCTGACACTGTCTCGCGGGAGATGTACCCGTCGGACAAGGAAAGTGCCAAGCGCGATGCAGCTCGCCACATGATGGCAGCTGCAATCCTGGCCAACAAGACCGGTCCTGGCATTGCCGAGACCATAGGCAAGTTGTACGAGTTCAAGGAAGCGCCGTTCAGGACTGGCGGCCACTGGCTGGGCCTGACTGATCCGCGCCCTGACTACCCCACTGATGTGCACAACAACGCTGTAGGCGCGGCCATGTCCGGCTCTGCTGCGGACGCGCGGTCCTTGGAGCGTGCAGTGCGCGAAGCGGTCAACCGTGGAAGCACCACGGCCCGCGAACCAGGGCGCGCGGCTCTGATCCCTGATGACGCCAAGAGCATGGCCTACCGCGCTGAAGGCTCGCCCAGGGAAGGCGAAGTGTCGCAAGAGGAGCTTGACGCAGCAAGCCGTCCAGCCTTTGTCACGCCGAAGTCCGGCAAGGGCCGCAAGCAAGGTGAGATCAGCCGCCAGTTGAACTCTGGCGAGGCGTATGTGAACATGGCCAAGGGCGTGACAGAGCTGCCCTATGACATCGCAGGCGCACCTGTTGACCTGGCCACGATGCTGCTGCGCCCCTTTGGCTACAACACAGAGAAGCCTGTGATGGGCAGCGACTTCATCAAGGAGAAGATGACCAAGCTCGGCGTGCGCCCTGAGCCTCCTGCTGATCCGACGGCCAAGGGCTTCTACACCGCAGGCGAGCTGCTGTCCAACCTGACCAATCCTGCTGGCGTTGCACGCAAGGCGGGCCCGGTGGTCGAGAAGGGCGTTAAGGCCGGTGCAAGGGAAGTGGGCCGACAGCTTGACCGCGCCATCATGGACAACGCAGGCCCATTGGCCAGCATGGTCCCCCAGGCAGCCAAGCCTTTGTACGCCGTGCGCCCAACAGGCAGCACGATGCTCAGTGGCCCCGTTGGGCTGAACAAGAACGTGAGTGAAGTTGACCAGCTCTTGAACAACGGCATGAGCAATGCACGCACTGTCGCCGGCCAGAACGCTGGCCAGGAAGAGCTGATCAAAGAGTTTTGGGACAAGAAAGCACGCAACTACTTCATGCGGCAGTTCGGCACGCCTGACGATCCGATCGCAGCGGCCATTTCCAAGAAGCAGATCAAAGGCACGGCGCTGGACGAGATGTTCCCTGAGTACATGTTGGACCAGATTGCAGCAGGCAAGACGCGGGTGAACGAGCAAGGCCAAGAGCGCTTCTTCCCCAAGTACCCACGAGCCATGGAGGACTTCACCAGGCGCTATGACCAAGCCACGGGGCTCAAGGGCAACCTGATCACCACGAACCCTGCAGCAGCGGACCCCGAGTACAACCTGCTCAGTTCAAAGGGACGTGAGATAGGTCGTCTTGCCGGAGACACTGAGGCCGATCGGATGATCAGCCAGGGCGTTCGGCCAGAGCTGATCAACACGGAAGTCGGGGTCGTGACTCGCTCTGTCAAAGACCCAAGTCGCATCTTGAGCGACGGGACCAACTCGTCAAAAGACTTGCTCGCAGCGTTTGAAGAGTCGACGGCGTACAACAAGATGACGCCAGAGCAGAAGACTGCGTGGGCCAACGAACAGTTTGGCAATGGTCGTCCGTTGGGCGGAATGGATGAAGCCGACGTGGGCAGAAACCTGCTGGCAGAGAATGTGCGCACCGCCATTGAAAAAGGCCAGCCGGTCTATGACATTGGCTATTTGGGCAAGCCCCTGAGAACGCTGTTCAAGCCTGACAACATCAACACCTACCTGGCCAGCCTGCCGCCTCGCGAGCTGGCCAACATTCGCTTTGAAGATGCAGTCCGTGGTGGCCTGAAGATGAATGAGCGGGCCCTGCAGCTTGAGAACATTGCCGACCGCATCAAGTCCGGTAAGCCCGTGGCCGACGCAGTGTTTTCCAAGGGCGTGAGCGCGCCCTTGCTGCAAATCACGGACGGCCCACTCGAGGGCTTTGCCTGGAAACGCATTGAAGACCGTGCAGCCACTGTGCCAGAAGGCGCGTATGTCGGCCACTCTGTGGGCGGATACGAAACTGGCGGGGCAACTTACACACAAGAAAAGCGCGAAGGTTTCAACACTGGCAAGTGGCAGGTATATACTCTACGTGACAACCGTAATAGACCTGTCAACACAATTGAGGTGACGATGCTGGATGAAATGACTCCTGTCGTGATGCAAATCAAGGGCAACGGCCGTGCCACGGGAAATACCGCCCCTGAAAAATACGACAGCGCTGTCCTCCAGTTTCTTGAGAACTACCTCAGGCCTGCGGCAATCAAGGAGAAGGACGAATACCTCACTCCTCTGCTGCAGAAGTACAAGGAAGGTGTAAATGCCACCTTCAAAATGCCTTAACGACAGGATAAAAACATGGCAATCGAAAAAGCACTGAACCGCATGCCCTCACTCGAGATAGTGGTGGGCGGCGGGGGCATACCAGAGCCCCAAACAGACATTGAAGTCATCATTGAATCCGACGGCGGTGCCACGGTTGAGCTGGGGGAGAAGGAAGCCGAGGAAGTCGACTTCTACAGCAACCTGGCAGCGGTCATTGAGCCGGATGTCTTGGCCCAAATTGGCATTGAAGTGTCCGCTTTGTTTGAGGCAGACAAGGGTTCTCGCTCTGATTGGGAGCAGATGTACGCCAAGGGCCTGGACCTCCTGGGCTTTCGCATGGAAGAGCGCACCAAACCCTTCCGTGGTGCCACTGGTGCAACGCATCCAATGCTCACCGAGGCCATCATTCAGTTCCAGGCACAGGCTTTCAAGGAGCTGATGCCTGCTGGTGGCCCTGTGCGCAGCCAGATCATGGGCAAAGAGACGGTAGAGAAGTTCCAGCAGGCCGGTCGCGTGCAGGATTTTATGAACTACCAGATCACCACGGTGATGGAAGAGTACACGCCTGAGTTCGATCAGCAGCTTTTTTACACTGGCTACGGTGGTTCGACCTTCAAAAAGGTCTACTACGACTACCAACTGGGCCGCATGGTGTCAAAACTGTGTCTGGCAGACGATGTTTACATCCCTTACAACGGCTCGAGCGTCGTTTCCCAGTGCCCACGCCTGACTCACCGCATCGCAATGGACTCAAACGAGTACCGCAAGCGTGCTTTGGCCGGTGAGTACCTCGATATTTTCTTGGACACCTACGCAACGCCTGCTGATGCGAGCCAAATTCAGGAAGCAGTCGACAAAATCACCGGTATTCAGCCCACAGATGACGTCGGCGAGGTGTTTTTGCTTGAGCAACTGGTCGATTTGGACCTCAAAGGCTTTGAAGACAAGGACGAAGACGGCAATTTGACCGGCATCAAGCGCCCATACGTCGTCACCTTGGCTGAAGACACGCTCAAGGTGGTCGGAATCCGCAGAAACTGGCGCGAAGACGACAAAAAATACACCCGTCGCAACTATTTTGTGCACTACGTGCTCGTCGAAGGCCCTGGTGCTTACGGTTTGGGCTTTGTGCACCTCATCGGAGGCCTTGGAAAGGCCGCTACGAGCGCCCTGCGCCAGCTGATTGACGCTGGCACGCTCGCCAACCTGCCCGCAGGCTTCAAAGCCAAGGGCGCGCGCATCGCGGACGACTCTGACCCCATCCAACCGGGCGAATGGCGCGACATTGACGCTGGTGGCGCAGAGCTTTCAGCCTCTTTGCTGCCTCTGCCGTACAAAGAACCCAGCCAGGTGCTGTTTGCGCTGCTTGGCTTCCTTGTGGACGCCGGCAAGCGCCTCTCCAGCACCGCCGACATGCAAGTGGGCGACGGCAACCAGTACGCCCAGGTCGGAACGACTCTGGCGCTGCTCGAGCGCGGCTCCATGGTCATGTCCAGCATCCACAAACGCCTGCACTATGCGCAGACGCTTGAGTTCCGCCTGCTGTTTGAAGGCTTTGGCGAGTACCTGGACGACGAGTACCCCTACGAGGTACCTGGCGCGTCGCGCAAGATCAAGAAAAAGGACTTTGACTCGATGGTGTCGGTGCAGCCAGTGGCTGACCCCAACATCTTCAGCTCCGCACAGCGCATTCAGCTTGCACAGATGCAGTTGCAGCTCGCTCAGAGCGCCCCGAACATGCACAACATGTACGAGGCCTACTACCGCATGTATGCAGCGCTGAATATCCGCGACATCGACGGTGTGCTGCTACCGCAGAACACCAACATGCCCCGTGATCCGGCGTCCGAGAACAGCGATGTGCTCAACGGCATGAAGTTAAAGGCCTTTGCAGGCCAGCAGCACGACGCACACATTGCAACGCACCTGATGATGGGCATGTCGCCCATCTTGCAAGCCAATCCGCTGGCTGCTGCCGAACTACAGAAGCACATCCTGGATCACATCCGCCTGCGCGCAGAAGAGGACGTAGACGCCGAGCTGTTTAAGCAGTACGGCACTGATCCAGACCACCTGATCTCTGCAATCCAGAAGGAAGGCATGGTCGCCATCAACATTGCCATGGGCATGAAGGAAGTGCGCGACATGCAGGACAAGTTTGCTGGCGGCGAAGGCCCCG